AAAATTTCCATTTTACTATAAGGAGCAGGTCCTTCAAAACCTTTTCCAGAAACATTAAATCTTGAACCTATTTGTCTAGAGCTACCCATAGGATAACCTTTAGGTACAGGTGGTTGTCTCCATTTAGTTGTAGGTTTAATTCTATCCCATAAACTTTTAATTCCTCTAACAGTTTCAGTGCCTACAGTTTTTTTAGCAGTTTCTTGAGCAGTTTTTTTACCTGCTGCTCCTAAAACAGGTTTAGCACCCCAACCGAAAATTGTTTTTATTATATTATGATGTTCCCTGCCGCCTGTTTGTGGGTAAACTGAATTACCTACAAGAGCAGCTTTTCTTACGGGCTCTTTGATACCTGACATGACACCTTCTTTAATAGGCCCACCGTATCTAAACATTGGTCTATGTAATGGTCTCATTATTTTTTCCTCATTGCTCTGCCAAATCCACGTTTAGCTTTGCCGATTCCTTTAGGTGTAACTCTGCCACCATCTTTACCACCAAGTGGTATATTCCAAATATATGGTAATGCCCAACCAGCTGCATTACTGGCTCTACTATACCATTTTCTATCTCTTCCTAATGGAGTTAGAAATCTAGCTAGTCCAGAATCCCACCATTCACCTTTATAACCTTTTCGTTTTTTTCCAGGTCCTTTTTTAACTAATTGATTAGCCATAATTTATCCTTAACTTATTATTCTTATTGATTGTTGTGGTTGAAATATTTTTCCATACAATCCACCAAGCCCCATTGCTGTGCTTAATGCAGTTTGCCATGGATTAGCCTCTCCTGGATCTTGATATTGTGGTGCAGCCATTCCACCAGCAAGACCAGTAATACCTGATGAATACTGTGATAGTCTTCCATAAGGTTCGTAAGCTTGGGCTTGTAATTGTTGTTGCTGTGCATTTAATAAAGCTTGTTGGTATCCTTGTTGTGTTGCTCCAAGAGATCCTAGTGCTGATATATCTGCACCCATTCCTTGTCTTGCAAAATCAGATAGACCTAATTGAGTTTGACCCACTCCTAATTGTTGTTTAGCAATATTTTGTTGATTTAATAAATTCTGTTGTCTTTGTGCTAGTGCATCACCATAACCTTGTTGTAATAATCCCGCTCTAATTCCAGCTCTGTTAGCTAAAGTGTCAGCATCGTATTGTCCTAACATTGCACCTTCTCTACCACCACCAAAGTTTCCAGTTCCAACAGCAGCGTCTTGAATAGATTGTCTGCCACCTGTTCGTTCAAGATCATATTGTCTTAATGTTTCATCAATAACCGCTCCTTGATATGGAGATGTGTAATCTGCTAATTGTTGACCAGTCATTGGTCCTGTTAAAGCACCTAGTCCACCAATCGTTCCTGCTGCTTGACCTGCTGCAGTCTGTGCTGCTTGTAAATAAGGTTGATAAGAACCAACACCTTGTGCTGCTAAATTATATGCTGCTGTTTGTGCAGGATCTTGTCCAGCTACAAACTGTGAACCCATAAATGTAGACGTATCAAGTGGCGCCGAATACGTCGCCGTCATCTGACGGGCTAAATCTTTTCCTGTGTCTTGTAAATAATCTGGTAATGCCATTATATCATCCTCGATTGTAACATTTGTTGTTGATCATACATTGCTTGCGCTCCTTCTAAGCCTTGCGACTCTTCAGAAACTTCTCCTCCAGCTTCTAAGTTATCCATTAAATTTTGCATAACTTCAGAGCCTTTGTCTATGTCTCCACCGCCTGCAGCTCTTACTGCATCAGCTGTAAAAACGAATTCATTTTTGCTTAATCTAGCTGGTACATCATCTGCTCGTTCTTTTCCACCTATTTCTACGAAGCCCCCGGTCTCTCTATAATCCTTTTCTTTACCACCTAGGTCAATCATTTCTGATGCTTCCTCAGTTTCCATGATCCCACCTTCTTGTTTGCCTGGTCTTTTGTACATAGCCATAGCTTTATAAGGGTTAAATGTAGTTTCATCTTCATCTTCAATCATAAGACCACCATTGTATGCTCCTACTCTTACTGGATCTCCTCCACTGTAGTAGTCAAATCTATTGTGTCCTGCTGGTGTAGTATATCCAGATACTGTTGATCCTGGTACTGATCCACCATCAGCAAATAGTGGTTCATCAGTTTCTCCTCCTCTTATAACGTAAGGAACTTTTAATATATCAATAATATAATCAACCCAACCACCTTTGTTTGCCTCTTCCCAGTCTTCTTCACTCATGTTTTGTAAAATTTCTTTTTGATTCTCAGTCAGTGGTCCAGTAGTGTGTAAAAAATCAAATTTATTACGAGGAGGTCTTCTATCATCCATTGTTAAATTTAGTAAGCCTCTGTAGCCTGGTCTTGAACCATCAGCACTTGGACGTACTAATTGTCCACCCGCATACCCTATTCTTCCACCGTTAGCAGCCATCATAACTTCTTGTGGTTGCTCCATGCCTTGACCTTCTTGTTGTGCCTGCATGATTGCTTCTACGAACTGTTCGAAAGTTAATGTGCCACCTTGGTTTTTATATTTTACAAATTCTGCCATAAGCATTTGTTCTATTTGTTCTTGGCCTGCTTCTCCGCCATTTAATAATCCAACTCTTCCACCATCAGCTGCATAAAAATTAGGTTGTACAAATTGTTTACCAGGCATGAAAGATAATGTGCTTGATGCCGGATCTGTGTAATAATTTCTTGCTTGATTTCTTATTGATGCAATACTTGATGGAATTTGTGTCCATGATTCTTCAACCTCTTCTTCTTCATCATCACCTTTCATTAAGAATGGTGCTGCTAAAGCTGCTGCACTTGCTAATCCGAATGCATGTTTACCGCTGAACTCTCCACTTGACCATGGGTTTAAAAATCTTCCTAGACCTTTTGTAAAAAAGCCTCCACCAGTTCCTTTTCCTGTAACCCAGTCTGGAACTCCAGGAATTGATCTAGCTCCCATTAAACCTTTAAGAAAGCCTGCACCTTTCATTCCTGAAAAAGGACCTGCTCCCATACCATACATACCTAAGCCACCTATTAAAGCAGCTTTACCTATAGGGCTTTTAACAATTTTCTTAACACCACGAACAGCTTTCTTAACTAAGCTTCCTAATCCGTACATTTGTCTGGGTTGTTGCATTCTAGAAATTGCCATAATTTTACCTTAATCTCCTACTTTACTTTGTTTTAGCAAACAAATCAAGCTTTGGGAGAATGACTGTAACGTCCTGTTGGATGTCCTCATTTGGAATTCCTTTAGATACCCAGCCATCTCTTGTCTCATAAGTCTCGCCTGTTTTCTTGTTTTTATATATTGTTCTTACTTCTTGCGGTAGAATTACCGGCACTTCTTGATCACTCATTAGTCTATTTTCTCCTTTTTAATGTTTAAATAACTGATGGTAATAACTACTCCATCACTTACTGTTCCTGCTGTAGTAGCCGCCAATACTGTATTTCCTTCTACTACCATTGGATTACTTAGTATTTCTACACTAGCTGCAGTAGATAATGTTTGAGTATGGATTACTTCAAAAGCATTATTAGTAATAGTTATTGTAGGTGTATTGGATCCTGATTTATTAGTAACATGTAAAGACTTAACAATGATAGTTTCATTAACTGAAGGTGATAATAAGTTATTACTTTCAGCAGCTGTTACTGTTTTACCATAAAATTTATATTCGTTTTTTATTGCCATTATTCTAAGAAAAAGTTTCTAGCTTCTATTTCTTGTTTCATATCGTCTTGATATGATGTGTTAAGTTTATTAATAACTCCGTCAAGATCTCTAACCAAAGATTGAAAATCTTTTTGGTCGTAGTCTTCACCTGCTCTTGTTAATGATTGTACGATCTTTGCCATTATAATATACTTAATAGTCCTCCATATCTTAAACCTACTCTTCCACCAGTTGCCATCTTGTCCTCAGGATCTCTACCCATTCCACTTTTACCATGGCCAGTGAATTGTCTTTCAGATTCCGGTCTCGACATTCTATAGTCGGATAAACCTTGACCCGTATATTCTTGAATATTTTTTATGTTTTGTAGATCTGCAGCACTTGTGGCTTGTGCTTGTTGCTTATCCATTGCAGCTTTATTTGCTGCATCTATTTTTTGTTGCTGATGTACTAATTCATTTTGTTTTTGTTTTTCAATTTGTTTAGTTCTAAAATTAAATCTACTTAAATTCATTTTGTTCATATCCATAAAGTCTATCATTGCTTTGTCATAATCCTCTTCATCTATAACATTTCCTGCAGCATCTACGAGAGCCCCTTGAACAGGGTCAAAAGTTAAACCTCGTTTCTCTGCACTTTTAGTTAAGTGTCCACTTAACTTATCCACATCGCCCCTTACTGCTTCAGCATAATTTCCAAATAAACTTTCAACATTTAATCCAAAAGGATCTTTGTTTAATCCAGAAGTGTTTTCACCAAATACTGTTGGACCTCTATACCCAGAGCTTTGTTTTATAAATTGTTGATCCAAGGGAGATAATGATTCAAAGTTTTGAATACCAAATTTATTTAAAAAATTACCTAGTGTTGGCAGCTTTCCCATCATAGCAGCAACTTTTTCTTTAGTGTTTTGCAAACCCTGTTTCATTTTACCTGCACCAGTTAATTCTAAAGGAACATCTGTGCCGTAGTAAAACTCTTGTTCACCACTTGGAGTATAACCTGTTTCTTGTCCTCCTATATACTCACCCAAGTCCGGACCAGTTAATTCTTGTTTTTGATAGGTTGGCATCCCAAAAAATTTATCTTGTATTCTTTGATTATAATTCATATCTACCAAAGGAGTAGGTTGTTTTCTCATATAATTCTCAGTAGTTATTCGATTAAAATCATCAAAATTTATATCGCCTGCTTGAAGAGCACCACCTCCTCCACCACCGCTATTAATAAATGCATTAGTGTTAGGTATTCCATACGATGTGGTTACCCCTGCTTCTAAGTTTGTCTTAGGTGGTGTATAGCTAGCAAGAAATTTATTCATAGGCAAAAACTTTTCGCCCGCATCATATCTTTGTTTATCAACGCCTGTATAAAAAGTAGCCATTATCTTCTACCTCCTGGATGTATATCCAATCTAAATGTACCTAGTTTCCAATCTTGACCAGATCCCACGTTAGCAACTTTAAATTGAACCGCTCTTCCCCTAATTCTGGTATCAACTTTTGTACTAGCTGTTGTTATATCATAATTTGTAGTAGTTGCACTACTATTTGGATAGTTCTTAGTGACTAATGAAACCCGCGTGCTACCTGTTTGACTAATGAAGTCAGGTATAAATCTACTAACCCTCATTACAAATTCACCATCCCCTCTAAGGTCAGGCATACCTACAACAGTCCCTGTAGTACTTTTTTTCTGGGTAATATCAAAATCACCTGATTCAATATTTGCTAGGACAGCTGTAACCGTACCTCCTGCATCTACTTGATCGGTCCCTGTTTCCTGGGCATAGTAATATGTAACTCCTGCCGTATTTCCAACGACATCGAATGACGCATTACTACTAGTGTCATATTTAGTGGCATGAGGTTTATCAAAGATCGAAGAATCTTGCCACGCTGTTCGAGCTAAACTACCTGTGGTCCATACAGTTCTTTTAGAACCTGATTCAAGATAGTTATAAGTAACTACTCTATCAACTACATTAGAACCATTACTACAATAAAACCAGTTTACTTCTGTAAATAGGTTATTTAATCCACAGTTAATTAAATCTCTTGATGTAGTATTAATATCATCATACACATAGTCTTCGACTAAGCATGGTAAAGATTTTAACCTACCGTCGTATGCAAAAAATCCGTTTTCAGCCATCCAATACGAAGTACCGTCGACCTCAATTGCTGCGTTCTTACCTATTAGTCCACAGTTAGTTCCAGCTATTTCAAAAGAAAAAGTAAATGGTGCACCAACAAAACGCATTAAAAATAATGCTTTATCTGTCCAAACATAGATAGCGTCTCTTCCTTGTACAGCACCCATAATCTTAGATCCATCAGCAAGTCTTTGTGTACCTGAGGTATTGTTTGCTGTTACCGTATAAGCTGTAGACCCATCAATATTTTCTTGATCAGAAAATCTAATATACATATCATCTTGGGTACTGGTATCTCCAATTGTAGTCTCTGTCCCAAAAAATATTAAGTGTCTATCTGGTGTAGAAACCAACATATGCCTTGAAGCCGTAGGTGCATTAGCTAGTACTGTGGCTCTTATACCTGTTGCGCCTGCTACTGAAGAGTCCCATTCAAAACATTTTCCATTATAAATAAGTGCTATTAATTTTGTTCCATAGTTATCTAAAACCCATAAACCCGGATCAAGAGTAACGTCTTCAGAAGATGACTCTCCCCAGGCTACATAATCAGAAATGTTACTTACTGTTGCTCCCGCTGTGTGTCCTGCTAGAGTAGTTCCATTAACCGCACGAGCTCCTCCGCTTAAAGTACCTGTTGAGGTATCATTATTTGTATAACTGATATCTTCCGTCCCAATCCTAATTTCTCCTGAACTTGGAAATGCAGTAGAATTAGCTACAACTACGGTTGTAACCGCCGCATCAGATGCAATCGTTGTCGATAAAGTAGTTGTCGCAATACCTGCGGCAGTTCCGCCAAAGTTAGCAGTTCCCCATCCATATCCCCCTAATTGTTGGTTAGGACCAACATGGTAATAAGGGCTACCGGTTGCACTCCCTACATTGCTAGTGCTTCCAGTGGTTTCATTAGAAGCCATTGTTAATTCAATGGTAGTAGAAGTTGGAACTTGTGTGGCTTCAAAAACTTTGTCTTCAAAATCTGTAGTTTGAAAACTAGATCCCGTAAGTGTAGTTACACTACTAAAAGTTATAATATCTCCTTCTACCATACCATGTGGTGATGGAAATGTTACTGTAACAGTAGGCTGTCCACTAGTTGTTGAAAAGTTACAACTAGCAATTGATGTTCTTAAGGGTGTAATATCGTAGTAAGTACCGGCATAGTATATATAAAGAATTTTACTTGTCCCAATAGCAGAATATTTAACTCCAGCATTATTGTCAAAGTGATGGACTGCTCTCGCCGGACCCGTTAACTTATCAGCTCCTAATTGGTCCCATCCACCTATTTTTTCTGGAGTTCCATACCTAAACCTAACATTATCGCCCCCAAACCATTGCCCTTCGGCTCCGGTCTCTGTGACTTGTTTGTTAAATCCGGGTAGAAAACCTAATTTTTGTAACATAATACCACTTTATATTATAAAAAACTAAAAGAAAGTGTTAATTATATAGCAGTTTGATCGTTAATAATACAGAAATTAAATGACAGCACTATCTTCTGTTTTATAGATTTATTAACAGGAGAAGAATGAGGTAAAAAACCAGGAAAAATTAATAAATTTCCTTCTTTTACAGGAACATTTATATCCAAAAATTCTGTCTTATATTTTTTTTCAGGTAGGCTAATATAATAAACCCCTGAAAAATGACAGTTTCCATGGGTATGCCAATCAAAATGAGAGTTCTTTTTATAGGTATGAAACCAATAATTATGTAACTGAACCTTTAAAAGTAAGTTTTTAGCTACGTCTTTTTTTAAAATAGTAGAACAATTTTCAAATATGTTTTGAATATTTTTATCCCAATAGGGTCTAGGTATAGAACTATCTATTTGCCAGTCGCTTTTTGAAACATTCTCATAATAAGTAGTAGAAGGAGTATTATTAATATTTTTTAAAATTTTGTTTTTTAATTGTTTATGTTTTTTAACGTTAAATAAATAAACATAATCATTTGGTTTTTTTATTAACTTACATTCCCAGGTATTTTCCATATTAATATACCCAAGATATATAAGAATATCTTGTTCCTTTTGTAACTGGTTTTACTTCATGAGGGTACATAAAGTTAGATGGAAAAATTAGTAGATCTCCAGCTTTTAATTCTATCTGTGCGTTATCAAATAAAATTAATTCACCGCCTTCATAGTTATCGTTTAGAGCACCTAAACAACTTAATGTTGGAATTCCTTTTCTTTTACCATCAAAAATATTGTGTATGTGATCACAATGTTTAGCCATTACTTTATCTTTAGTGTACTTATTAAACCTTATTTCTGTATAACCAGCCCACGAACTATACCAAGGAAACTTAAGTCTATCTTGATAAGTTTGTATAGCTGAGTATAGTTTATCCATTATTTCTTTTTTATTTATAACTGAATCAAAAGAAACTTCTAACTCCCTATGTCCAGATCTTTTTGTAAGTGGTTTACCATACTCTTTAAAATAATGATCTTCCCAATTAACTTTATTTAATTGTTTTGTAGTTTTTTTACAAAAATCTTTATTTAAAAAATTATTTATTTTTAACAAGTAATCTTTTAATTTATCTTTCATAAACAATATTTAATACTATCCTATATTCTTTATTGGTACAAGTAGTTCCATGATGTTCCCAAGAAGATGGAAACGTTAACAATGTATTTTTTTTAGAAATTATTTTATCTTTATTTTTAATTTTAGTATAGCCATTATTTGTATTTAAATAAAAAATAGAAGTTATAGAATTTTTTACGTTACTATCTATATGATAGGGATGCTCTATAATTTTATTAGTCTGTGTTAATAAGTTTACTTTAACTCTAATTAATTTTTTATAAGATATTTTTTTTAAAAGAGGTTCTATAAGATAAGAATAAAATGTAGTAAAATTATTATCCTTAAAAAAGATATGTACAAATTGTCTATGCCCAGGAAAGGATTCATCTATTTCTTGAATAAACCAAGGAAAGTTATTACTTAGTATTACTTTATTTAAAATATTTAAATGTTTTGTAGATAAATAATTATTTGTAATTTTATAATTTTTCATTTTTCCAATCTACAATTAAATGAATTCTATCATAAAATCCTTTATTATAGACGGAGTGAATTTTTTCTGTATTTTTTATTTCCCATATTTCACCTTCTTTAAGATTTCTACCTTCTCCACCTACAGTAAACACTACATAAGGATTTGTCTTTAAGGGTATATGATATCTGAAAGTATTTTTTAAAGAGACACCGTGATCTTGATGAGCTTTAATATCTGCGCCAGCTGGTAAGTTAACTAATATAGCTCTTACAATAGATCCTTTTGAATGTTTATGAATTAATTTTTCTTCAACAGCTTTTAAAGTAGATTCAAATTTATCATAATGTTCTCTCTTTGGAGAGTCTTCACTAAAATCTTCACTGTATAGTAAGGGTATAGTTTTAGTTTCTTTATGTACGTCCCAAGTTTTTTGTCTATAATCATACTTGTCCCACTCTTCTTTAGAAAACTTGTCTAATGTACTTTGTGCATCTTTAATTTGTATTTTAGCAATATAATTATAGTTATCTGTTTTATCTTTAACATCTCTCCACATTTCTAAATTTGAATATTTATCAACTACTCTTTGATTAACAGAAACAACATATTTTTGTCTTTCAAGTTTCCCTAGCTTAACATCATGCATTGTTCCACCTAAAACACCATCATCATATTTTATTCCATTAGCTGAAAATTCCTTAATATTATTAAAGTCATGTTTAAATTCTTCAATGCCATAAAAGTTATATATCTTTTTTAATGTATCTTCAGGTTTAGAAACCAAGTCATTATACTCAAT